AAAACTGAAGAAGCTGCAGGGGAAACTCCTCCCCCTGCTGCTATGCCGGCGATTATCCTTCCGTGCCCACTTCCAGATGCGCGACCGATAGGTTCGATGAATGCGAGTCGTACTAAGCGCGTCATCGCCTATGAGATGAAAGACGGCAAGTGCGAAACCCTTTATGAGGCAATGCCTGTAGGGGAAATCATTAACGAGCAGCTCCCTGATATTCCCATCGTTATCACAACTGCGACGATTGCAGCAGTGGGAGTTGTCAGCGCTCTACTAGCTAAGCCGTTGGGCGACATTCTGCTGAAGGCAATTAAGCCAACAGTGAAGAAGGTGATTAAAAAGATCGCAGCTATTCGCGGGAAGGCAACGCCATCGTCTCCCCAACAGAGGCGGGCTGAGCAGAGGGCTCTGAAGAAGTGATTACATGTCGGTGCTGAGGAAGTCCTCCTGGTGGCAGCGTTACTACGACATCAGCACACACTGAGTAATAGGGAGAGTTCGGATGAAAACTGACGCCACGCAGTTTCTGGTCTGCACAATTTTTCAGCCGGGCTAGTTCAAAGTCCAGACGCTTATTCGCTGTCAGTTGTTTCATCATTGCGATGTTGGCGTCAGCAGCTTCTTTACATCGACGCTGCATTGAGCCATCAAGAGGAAAGCTGATTGTCGCGCTGAGTCCTACATTAAGACTGTAGTTATCTTTTTGGCCTGTCCGAGTTGGGACGTTGTAAAGGATTTCACTCGGATCATCGATGTAGCCATCTTCATCTGCATCGATAGCTGAATAGACAGGCGTGTCAAAGTAAGGCTCGAAAGGTAAAGTCCAGCTTTTGGTCGCCCCTCCATAGGGTGAGATACTTAATATTGGTCCTTGGCAGCTAATTCCTGCACCGAATTGCGAGGTTGGGTATGGCCCTGATAACACTTGGACTGCTTGATTAGTGACGGACCCACTAGAAGTGGCAACAGGATTAGCAGTGGCAGAGACGCCGCCAATATTACCGTTAGCGCGTGCAGGTTGGGGTAATAACGCCAGTACACTGAAGATTATTGCTGGAATACGGATGTAGTTTCTGTAACTGATTCGATCTCGGTGTCGCGAATGATGTAGGTGGTATTTGACATCCCCGGTCCCGAATAAGTTTCTGTGAATTGAAATCCACCGCCGGGAGTTACGATGCTCCAGTTTGGTTTCTGATTGAGATTTAATCCTTGCCATGTATAGGATGTCCCATCAATATTCTGCGTAACTGAGGATGTGCCGGGAGTTAATGATCCGCCAGAGGGGGCAACATTAGTACCAGTTACTGTATATTGCCAACCCGTAGCATAGTCAGTTGAAAGTATTTGCTCTGATACTTTAGTAGTTTGCTCTGTGCGGCTGGTCATGCTTCCCTGAGTAAATGACGGGATTACAGGAACAGCTTCAGCAGGGGCAATGCCTAGCCAAAGTAATAGCAGTAAGCACTTTATTTTCACCGTGGATGATTAGGGTGGGAGTTCTCGAAGGCGACTTTTAGAAGCCAGCCAAGTAATACAAAGATGGCAAAAATTGCCAGGATATTTAATAGCAAGAACAAGTTAGTCACTATTGTAAGACGCTTAATTCGCTGGTGTATTGACCAATGGCCGTGGTACCAGCACCACCTGATGTTAACGAAACTGTTCCACCAGCAGCGGATGTAATTGAGCCTGCAAGATTGCCTGCGACGCCACCACTATATGTTGTGACTGATCCGTAGGCCGGGAGAGATGGGACTACTCCACTGGTCACGGTGCTACCACTATTGACGGCATTAATTGCGTCACCTTGGGTATAGCTTTCAGAAAAACTAAACGCTTGCCCCGCTGTATTTATTTCGTAGGTGCTGTGAGGCCTAAGTGTCGCTGCTGCTGATGCTGAGCCTGCTGTTAATCCACCGAACACATCACTATTACCAGTGCCGACTTTAATATTGGAGCCGCTGACCGAGTACGTCGAACCCTGCCTCGTAGCAACAGATGCTGCGGCATCAACTGTTAGCTGTGTTGAGTGACTCAGTTTATGGATAATGTCGGCATGTGCAGGCGCTACAAACATGAACAGCAAAGCCGCTAATGACCATTTCATTTCAAACGATAATTACTTTTACTTACTTAATGATATCTAGGACTAAAGATATGCCTTAGAGATCTGAGCAAGCAGCCCTAGTAATGTGGTCCCTGCGGCGACGACTGCTGCCGCACCGATAACCCATTTCTCCACGGCTTTTACTCGTTCGAGTAGTTCGCCCTGTTTTTCTTCGAGGCGCTCAACTTTAAGTTGCAGGACTACTAGTTTTGTTTCCTGCGTAGCGTCTAATGAAAGTGGTTCAGTCATTACATTTTGTAGGTAGGTGGTTCGTCTGTAGCGCCGATAATTCTGATTGGTCCTTGTTCAACTCTGATGATCTGAGTCGGCCCTGTGGTTGTGGCCTTTGCGATTAATTCTTCCATGTCTTTTTTGGTAACCTTATCCTTTTGGTCCTCAGCCATCTTCATTGTGCCATCACCCTTTTTAGAGGCTGTCTGAATACCAAAACTAGCTAGGACCCCAGTGAATACCGACGCGATGAAAGTTGGATCTATCTTTTGCTGAGCGAGACCTGGGATTGTTACATAGTTAAGCGTTAAGATACCGCCAGACCAGATTAATACGCCGATGCGAACTAATGTCGAAATGATAGCAGCCTGCTCGTCTTGATCGGGAAGTATTGCGTCTTTAATTTTTCCTAAAGCGCTTTTTTTCTTTTGCTTAGGGGAATCTTCAGAAGGTTGTTCTTTAAGGTCTTCCATTAATGTTGCCTATTACATATGTATTCTGCCTTGCTTTTGCACTCGTGTGGGCAATGCATATAACTTGGCCTCTTAAACCTAAGTAGTCTCTTCCTCTTCAGCTAAATGTCTAGCAACAAACTCTTTCAAATCAATTGGTCCGTCAGCTAGTAAACGGAAATCAATCCATAGTTTATTACTTCTTTCCATGCGTTGGAAGTTCCTGGGATCTTTTTCTTTCGTTGTCTCCAGGAAGGAATGAGTCTCATGGATTAGTTTGTTGGAGCTAAATTCCAAATCAACTAGAGCCATGTGCCGGTTGTGGAAATAGTGCGGCACTCCGCGCACTCTGATATGTAGCGGGTTACAGCAGTTGTTATCCCCGCATATATTCTTTAGCGGTAGTCGGCCAATGTCGCCCCAGCTGAACCACGTAGCAACTCTTGGCGCTGAGTATTGGCGGCCCTTGTTCCAGTGTCGTGGGATTGAGAAATAGCTTGAATTTGCTCGACTGTGATACAGCCCTCGCCATGGCCAGCATTCATCTGGATCATCTGTATTGATATCGACGAATGACCAGAACTCTAGGAATCGGCGGCGATAGGACTTGTGAATCTTGTGGACATCGAGTGTCAGCCTGCCTTCTGTTAGAGCGCTGATGCATCTGACACAGGCATGGCTGTCGTCATAGCGCGGAACTCGGCCATCCTTGGAGCCCAGTGAATGCTCAGAGAATGGACACAATGGCCCGCCTTCAATTCGCGAATGAAGATCAGGAGGGATGGGCCATTTAGCCATGGGTAGTTTTTTCTAAAACCTACCGATTTTCTATTCTTGAAACTCGATTACGCATGTGCTGCGAGGGAGTCTTGTATCCATCCCAGAGGATATCGAGATACTCAACTCGACCGCCCTTCTTATTCCGCTTCTGAATGATCTGAACGATCTGTCCGACTCGTGCATTGTTGTAATAGAGAGTCTTCTTATCTCTCTTGTCTTGAGGCAGCAAAGCTTTCCCAAAAGCTTCTTTTTGGTACGCTCTCTCGCGCACACGATCCCCGACAGAGAAGGTGACGACTTGATTGTGGATGGTTGTCATTAGGTGATGAGCGGAAAACCTTTCGGAGATTTGTAACTGCCTCCCATCCCAACTAGTTGTTCCGCAAGCGGACGTAACTGTGTGCGCCTTAGAGGCCAGTACTCAAAACGAGTTGACCCTTCAATTGCGACTGGGACTAGCGCCTTATTCCAGCCAGTCGTCTGTACATTCCCCACAACAAAACCGTACCGTTCGCTGGAGGAATGGAAGACACGGTGGCCGAGCTGGAGTTCAGGCATTCTCGCAAGACGAGGATGGCAGCTTGAGTGCCAAGCTAGCGTGACGTATAGGAATTGCAAGCATCAAATAATCATGGCCAATCAGGGTCAGTCGAGTCATCACTTAAAGCGGGGTTGATAGGTCCTCTCATCGGGATTCGCTCGACAGTTACACCAGCCTCAATAAACATTTCCCTGGCGCGATCAAATGATGCACTCCAGCGGATAGGTTCAACGAAGTTTGGCACAACAATTCTATTGACATCTGCTTGGATAAGGATTGCCGCACAGTTGCTGCAGGTAAACAATGGCCATACATAAATTGTTGAGCCAGCTAGGCAGATGCCAGCCCTTGCTGCATAGGCTACACAGTTTTGCTCGGCATGAATAGTCATTGCTAATCGTGTCTCTCTATCCTTCAATCGTGTATCTGAATCAGTGACACCTGCTGGTAGTCCATTAAATCCAGTAGCTAGTATTCGCCTGTCTCTGACTGCAACTGCTCCGACCTTTGTTGATGGATCTTTACTCCAACTTGCGACATGGGATGCAATTACCAGGAAACGCTGAGACCATTCCTTAGGAGCCTTGGGTACTTTAATATTGTCCATAGAATGAAGGTAATAGAAGGCAATTCTTTTTAGACAATGCTTGAGGCACCTGCACTTATAGCGCTCGGTTTAGCGGGAGTTGGCGCCCTATGGCGAATGGCTTTCGAGCAAGGCTCAATGAAGAAAGGAATGGAAGCCATCCTCAGGGAAATGCAGCTGTTGAGGAGTGAACTCAATCAAGACATTCGCGTACTTGAGGGACACTTCAATGATCACGAAGGTCGGCTCCGTGCCATCGAGAGAGAGTCACTGCTCAAAAAGCGGTCTGACTAACCCGCGCCTGATCCAACTTCAAGGTCTTCACCGCTGTCTCGATCTGGCCGCCAGTTACTAGTCCAGATCATTCGAGCGGCAAGATTGAGATCATCACGGCTCATGCCCCATTTCTGCAGGATATTGACGAGGTCGTGCTGGATGTCAGCTGAGCCGTTGGCCCCGTCATACCTAATGAAAAGCCTTGCTGCATCAATGATGTCTTGCTTCTGCGATCCATCAGCTAGGAGTAGCCGATCGATAATGACTCGATCCTGCCCATAGAGAGGATGCTCTTGTGTTGGCGGAAATGTCCTGCCATTCATTGACTGTGTGCTCAGGCAGACACAAGGTAGCGAATCGTAGGAGTGTGACCGTGTTACTCCCGAATCACCCTTCTTCTACCTTCTCTCAGGATTTTCTTTCCCCTTTGGTTTTAGGGGACAACCAAAAAAACCCGTGTATTGAGTTCAGTATAGCGAGCAATTTAAGCAGCAAGAGAGGAGCTTTTTGAGCTGAATATCCCCAGAGAGGTTATAGAAAGGGTGATTCAGTAGTCACACAAAGTAAGACTCATGATGCAGCAGGTGATCACGGCGATTAAGGACGTAACACATAAACCTGATCAGCACACTCAGGCATAAAAAAGCAGCCCCTAACAGGAGCCGCAAAGTGTGTCTCACTGAGACTGTCTAAGACTGAGTCAGTCTGGACACTTCCAAACCCGTGATTGACGTGCGCCGACAGCTCGTCTGATCGTCTTGCGCTCGTAGCCAAGACTCTTGAGAACGTCGGTAATTGAGTTGTTCATTAGTTGTTGCTTACCAACATCGAGGTTCAGCCAGGCATAGCAATCAGACAAGGTCACGTAACCCCATTGGCCAGTAGGTGATGAGGCGTCATGGTGATAGCCAGAACGACGACCCTGGTCCAGCAATCTGATGAGAGCTCCCTCGATGGCATTCTCCTTGGCGAATGAAGAGACGTAGTCAGCGATCTCGCTGATCTCCCAGCTTGAGAATGTATGGACGGGATCATCGAGATAAGCCTTGCAAGCTGCTGACCAGATGGAATCCCTATCTTTTTTGAGTCGATCTAAATCGATGATCTTGAGATTGGGATCCTGCTTACTGGGGACGACGCCTTGGCAGATGATTGGCATGAACCGTCTGTTACCTGTTGGGTCGGTTAAGAAATCGGCGTTGTTAGTGGCGCCGGCCATCACAAATGATCTTGGGAAAGATTTTTCGTTTTCATATTTGCGAGCAGATCTATCGACTGCAACGCTTAGCAGGTTCTTGAGCGACTCCTTGTGCTTCCTAGCGAAGTATCTTTCCGCCTCATCAAGGACAACGATCCAGCCTGCATGTAATGCATGAGGACGATCTTTGATGTACTCAATGCCTTGCTGAACAGTTGAAACCCATGGATAGGAGCCAGGGCTGTTGGGGTCAGGTGGTGTGAGGTATTGGAAGAATGTTGACTTACCGCTGTTCTGTCCGCCAATAAGGATCGGCATCCAGTCATGGACGCAGCCTGGAGTTCTAATCCGCGCCACAGCACCGATAAGAAAACGCTTCAAGATGAGATCAGCGAGCCGTCCACCGTTTGGCATCGTTGGATTTTGAACTTCCTCGGTCGAGGTGCCGAGTAGCTCAGTAGCTAGCCGGTCAAAATAAGGACATGGCTCGACCTTGTTGGCCACGCGGTCGAAATACTCTGTGACCGGATTGAATTTATTCTCATAGCCAAGCACCTGAGCTGTGTCATAGGTGGCCGTCTTGGAATAGATCTTGCCAGCACCTCTTGAGATGCGGATGTAAGCAGTGGAGACATCATGGATCGGTTGAGCGTTGTCGCCGTAGACAAGCTCTTGAGTCATCTCGTTCTGCTTGAGCTTCGGGTAAAGACGTTGCAGACGCTGCTTGATCGTTTCGATTTCATCTTCATTGTTGCCAGATCTTCTTTGAGGGGGAGCTTCGGAATTATCGACATCGCTAGGCGTGTCGAACATATCGGCTTCAATGAACTCGGGATCAACTTCTTCTTCTTCGCCTTCCTCGATGGGCTCGATCTCTGGTGGAGCCACAGTGGCGATACTTGTCCAGGGTTTGTCTGGGCTAAAGCAGCTTTGGGTGTATTCGATTGGTTCGTATATCAGTGATGGCTCATTCGGATCGCCAAGGAAATCCTCATGGTCATAGCCAGCGACTCCTAGGCCAAACATTCCCAATGATCTGCTGCCGCTGTCATCGCGTAACTCCTCGGGCAACGACTT